GCAGTTCTGTAACCTATCCACCATCGTGGTCAAAGCAGAAGACACACTCAATCAAATCACTGAGAAGATCCACATGGCTACCATCCTTGGTACCGTGCAGTCTAAGATGGCCTACTTCCCGTACCTCCGTCAGGAGTGGAAGCAGAACAGCGAGGACGAGCGTCTACTTGGTGTCTCGATGACTGGTATCTTCGATAACTTATTCATGACTGGTGCAGTATCTCCAACCCAACTGATCAAGTTCCTCCAAGAACTTCGCGATCTCACTGTCACGGTGAACAAGGAGTGGGCCGAGAAGATTGGGATCAACCCATCCACAGCAACTACCTGTGTGAAGCCCGAAGGAACAACCAGCTGTCTAGCTGGCTCCTCGTCAGGACTCCACCCACAACACTCATCGCATTACATTCGCCGAGTACGCATTGACAAGAAGGACCCACTCTATCGAATGATGGAAGATCAGGGAATCCTTGTTGAAGACTGTGTAATGAACCCAGACTCGACTGCCATCTTCTCCTTCCCAATGAAGGCAGCTGATGGTGCGCGTACCGCAGAGACACTAGACGCACAGACCCACCTTATTCTTTGGCGTATCTATGCCGAGTACTACTGCAATCACAAGCCATCAGTAACCATCTCCTATAAGGACAATGAGTTCATGATCCTTGGTGCTAGTGTGTATGATCAGTTTGATTCCATCAGCGGTGTTTCATTTCTACCCAGAGCGAACACACCTACGAACAGGCACCATTTGAAGCCATCACACTAGAGCAGTACATCAGCTTTCCACGTACAGTTATTGACTTCAGTCAACTTCACCTCTATGAGTTTGAAGACACGACCACATCATCACACAACATGGCTTGCACCGCTGGCGGTTGCGAGCTCAAGTAAGGAGAAACAACTATGATTCCAACCAACCTATCATTTAAAGTTGATCGGGGCCTAGCCCTGAACGACGCAGAACAGGGTATCCTCCTCAGCAGTATGCTGCGGGCCCTTGAGGAACTTCAAAAAACAATCATCCAGCAAGGAAGGACCATCAATGAACTATCCGTATCTCGATCCCGATTGGATACCCCTGCTCAAACAGTGGATTCAACCGAGCCGGTACGACCCAAGTCTAACAAGTGACCAGATTGCCCGCGAGTCAGCCTACTGGGCTGGCAAGATGGACATCATCTCACGACTAGAACAGCGCATCGTAGCGCAGGAAAAGGAAAAGGGCCATGTCAAATGATCCAAACATTGCTAAGCAGCGGCTTGAAGTAGCTGCGCTACGGGCTATGGCTCGACCTGTGTACGAAACGTCTACCCTAGAGACGTACTATGGTGGTGTCGCACAACAATACTCAGCCCGCACATCAGAAGCACAAGCCAACATCGACAAACAACTGACTGGTATTAATGCGGTCTATGAAAAGAATCCATTTGTACTATCAGCTTTCAACAAAGCAAGGCTAGATAAGAAGTGGAAAGACGAGGATACGCGGCGATCTCTTGGTATGATCAACTGGATTAATCAAGCAGAGAACCCAGCTTTGACTGCTCAACGACGAGCAAAAGAATTAGCGGATACCACCATGGCCGGTCTAACCCCATCTATTCGGATGTTGTACAACGCAGACGGCACACGCCGCTCTGTTGAAGACATCGGTAAGTCCACAGCATATGTACGTAACGGCATGAGTTGGTCTGATCCAAACAATCCTGATCCGTACAACCAAGTTAGTGCACTATCTCGAACTCTCGAGACAAGTACATGGAGAGCTGATGTAGTTGCATTCGGTCAACAAGCAAAGGATGCAGAAGAGTCACGGATTAAAGAACGTGATGTCTCACGTGCATACCAAGACATGCGCTTTAACCAGATGAAGGTAGACAAGATGTCTATTGCTAATGAAACCTTAAACACTTATAAGGGTCCCGACCAAATCGAGCGACCACTATGACCAACAAGAAACGGAGCACCTGAATGGGTGGCAAACCAAAGATTTCAGGAGGCATGTCAGCATCGGAGCATGAAAAGCTTCTAGCTGACGAGCGCCGTTATGCAAAGGAGCAGGAAGACTTCCGCCGTGCGCAAGCACTACAAGACGAGAAGGATCGTATTCAACGAGCAAAGGACGAGAAAGATCGTCAAGCCAAAGAAGAACTTGCTCGCATCGCTAACATCAAGGAACAGGAAGCTATAGCTGTCGCCGAAGGTGATGGACAAGAGTCTGCACGAAAGAAGCAGAACATCAAGAACCTCGACTTCTTTACCGCACTAGGTACTGGTGTCGTTAATCAGGGGATTAAACCCAAGTGAATCTACTATCAAGGTTTAAAATCCTTGATGGCCAGCGCCTCTCAAAGATGAACCGCTCACGCGGTTGCGCTGCACTAACCATTCCACTACTGTTGCCACCAGATGGCTGGGGCGAGGAGCTATCGCTTCCTCAAACCTACAGTTCCGTCGCAGCACGTGGAGTAACCTCACTAAGTTCCCGTATCCTGAGCGCGTTGATCCCCCTCAACGACTCTCCCTTCTTCGCCTTTGGCATGAAGGATGGATCGGCACCACCACATGAGGTCGCAGCATATCTAGAGACCCTGAGCTATCAGGTATATCGGAAGTTAATCAGCACCAACCTACGAGAGACCGTCTTCCAAGCACTACAGTCATTGATTGTAGCTGGCGACAGTCTCATTATGATGGATGACGATTACTTCTTCTGCACATATCGCCTCGACCAGTTCGTCGTACAGCGTGATGTGATGGGAGAAGTGATCGAACTCCTCCACCTCGAGTACGAAGTCGTCGATCCAAACGATATCCGGTTCCAATCCGGTGACATCGAACACATCAATGGCTTCCGTACCTTGGTCTGTCAGTATCTATACAATGAGGAAACTCATATGTGGGCGTACCATAAGGAAGACTCCGAAGGAGTCATGGTAGGCCATGGAGAGTACATCGTTCCACCGTTCGCCGTCCTTCGCTGGACTGCAATGACCGGTGAGAACTATGGCCGCTCCCACTGCGAGGACATCATCGGAGATCTCAAGTCTCTCGAGGCGTTCACTCGCGCACAGATCGAAGGACTAGCTGCCGCATCCACATTCTGGATTGCAGTAGACCCGTCTGGTACTACCGAAGTAGACGACATCGCGAAGAGCCGTAACGGCGCCTTCGTTGCTGCCCGTCAAAGCGACGTGTACACGATCTCACCAGCTACCACCATGACATCACAGGTTCAAGCAGCGAGTTCCGCTGTCGAGAACATGCGTCGTGAGGTAGGCCAAGCGTTCCTATCCACCGGTCAGGCCATCCCAAGTGGTGACCGCGTCACGGCAACAGCCGTCCGTATGATCGGTTCAGAGCTAGAGACCATCCTCGGTGGTGCTTTCTCAAGCATCGCCCGCACCCTCATGGAGCCAATCGTCAAGCGCTGCCTAGTGCAGATGCTCGATGACGAGCTACTAGATCAGCGGCTCACAGAGCAGTTCTTCGATAAAGACTCTACCCTATCGGTAGACATCATCACCGGACTACAGGCTCTAAGCCGCGACTCAGACCTTCAGAAGCTCATGCAGATGGGCGAGATGGTCCGCAACCTACCACCAGAGGCTATCAAGACATTCCGTTGGGATGCCTATAGCTCCGCTCTCATCTCCGCGCTTGGCTTCGATCCACGTATGTGGGTCAAGGACGAGGCAACTGTTAAGGAAGAGGCTGATGCAGCTACCCAACAGCAGATGAAGAACAACACTCAGGGCATGGTTGTCCAAGCCGGAGCTCAGGCTGCCGGACAAGCAATGGGTGGCATGGCTCAACAGGCTATGCAAGACCCAGCTATTGCTGAACAGGCAATGCAGACCATGCAGGAAGGAATGCAGCAATGAGTATTCAAGGAATCTCAAGCACAATGCGTCACATCACATCGGTTAATCGTTTAACCTATGTAATGGATGCATCACCAGCAACCAGTGTTACGCTGTTTGTTAACAAAGCACAGTATGCTGGACGGTACTCGACTATTGATGATGCACAACTTGCAGCACAGGGTCTACTAACCAAGTGTGGTTGTTCAAAGCCAGCTGAGCGAATACTAAATATTCCGCAAGAAATTGTATCGCCGGGCCTACGAACATACCTAGCACTACCTGCTTGGACAGATATTAGTGTTGAGTATGATACAGTAGGGCTATCCATGACATACAATCCCAACCAAGTAAGACAATCTTTAAACGGTAATGCGGTTGTCTTACAACTATCCGGAACAAATAAGGGTGTTTCTTTGCATGTAAAGAAAAGTTTTTCTCCTATTACTGCAAATATACTAGTAGACCCAGTTACCGATGGATATACACAAGTAAATGTATTTCCAGCATATCTAATTGTTAGTCCACTAGAGTATGTTAGGTTTAAAGCAAATCATTACTACTCACCCCCATACCCGGGTGTTCCCACTGCTCTAGAATTAATAACAGTAACAAACCTAAGTGATAATGGATCTGCTGTAGATACATTTAACATGAACTACAATGCAGTATAACCCCAAACACCTATAAGAAGGACAAACAATGTCAGATGTACCAACGACTCCCGCAGGGGAACAATCAGCGGCACCAGTATCATCAGCCGTAGCCCGTGAGGCTGCTGCTTTCGAGAACCATGTCACTCAGAACAACGTAGCCATCCCCGAGAATTTCAAATCGGTGGGTGACTGGTTCAACGCGCTCAAGTCAGCGCAAGGCGAGTACACCAAGGCTCGCCAAGAAATCGCAACACTACGTCAACAGGTAGCACCTGTGGAAGCACCCGTGGTACCAGCTCAGGAGCAACCGGTCGGGGAATCAATCCCGTCGATTCCAGAGGAACTGCGTATCCCAGAAGCACCAAAGGCACCACCAGTTGACGAGACGAAGACAAGTAAGGCACAGTTGACGCAGGAGGAGTGGACCAAGTATTCGACCGAGTTCGCTGTCAGTAACTCTCTAAGTGAGACTACGCTGGCAGAGATCAAGGCGAAGACTAATCTACCCGACTTCGTCATCCAAGATTTCCTTCAGGGCCAGAAGGCCCGTCTTCAGCAAGCTTATGCAGAGGCAGCCACCCGCGTCGGAGGAAAAGATACACTTGCCAAGGTCTTTGATTGGGCCAGCAAGAATCTCTCCGCAGCGGAACAGGCAAACGTCAACGCATCGCTTGCGTCACCTTCATGGGAGATGACACTTCTAGGTCTTAAGGCTAAGTTTGACCAAGCCGCCTCGAAGCTAACCTCCAACGAACCCGTAAAGACAGGGGCAAAGGCAGTAGCCGCCGTTCAGGCAGTCACTACCAACAACATGCCTTACTCTTCCAAGGGTGAGTTCCTATCAGAGCGTAATGATCCACGCTTCGCCAAGGATCAAAAATTCCGTGCGGCAGTCGAAAATCGAATGTCGCGAACAAACTTCAACACTCTCTAAATAAGGATAATCCTCAGTGGATAATATCACAGACCCAGCCTTCCGTTCAAACGTAGCCTATGGCGTAGCCGGCCCAATCGCCGGAGCTAACAAGCTTTGGCTTTCAGTATTCTCCGGTGAGACTCTCGCCGCCTACGATCAGGCAAACATCTTCGAGCAGCTCGTTGACCACAAGGTCCTCGGTGGCGGCGTTGCTTGGGAAT